ACCTAGGGTGACTGGAGTTCAGACGTGTGCTCTTCCGATCTTTGCCCCAGTAGTTGTAACTCAATAGGGTCCTCAGTATTAATTGTACTAAGGTCTCTGTAAAAGTGTACCTGACTTCCTATTTGAGTTCCTGACCGTGTTGTTATAGTGCGCCTTTGACCCACACGACTTACCCGGACATACCCAGCTGGTGTTTCAGAATATTGAGGTCTCCCCAATCTGCCAATATCTAAAAAGTCTCTATCTGGAGGCTCTTCAAAGTTACTAACATCTTGCTCAAATATGTTTGTGACATCTTCCTCAAACACAGGATTATCGAAAGCAAATCTTACCAGCCTGGAGGGCTGTGACAAAAATAGTGGATTGTCTACTTGTACTTGTTGTATCAGGCGCCTGTTAGTTAAGGATCTCCCTCTTGGTTGTCTAGTGAGTGATCTTTGAACTGGTGTGCTGCTTCTACGTGGTGGGGTTGGCTCCTCTATTTCAAATGTATACCTGCTAGGGAATTCTTGTAACTCTATCACTTCACTAGAAGAGCCTCCAATAATCTGTCCCCCGGACCCTGATGTAACAATAACATGATCAGCTAAAGAACTTTCGCCTTGTGTTGGTGTAGATTCAGTGATAATTTGAAATGAAGGATTATGATATTGACTGCGAGACACCCGTACGCGGGAAGGTGGTGTGGGCTCAGGGGCCACTTCCAAAACAGCACTGGAACCCCTATTACTTGTTGTAACAGGTGCATCCACAACAGGGTTCTCTGGAACAGGGTGAATTTCAGCTATGGTTTCTACTTCACCAGGTAATAAATCCGTGGTTTCTGTTAAAGGAATTACTGAAGACGCTGTAGGATCTATTGGGTTAGCTGTATCAATAGGTGTAATGTCTGCAGGCCCAATAGTTTCTGGAATTAAGGAAGGCCTTACCACGGTGGGTGTGTTACCCACACGTACTCCAGGACCTTCACCTAAAGGAATATAACCGGTGGTGCCTCCAGTGCCTCGGCCTGTACCTATTCCCAAACCACCAAAAAACACACCAGCACTCCCATATTTCAAAATGTTATCAGCAACTGTAGTTTGTTCCACTTTATTAACTACATCGGGAGGGCAGGTTCCCGCTTGTTTGCAGGTCTGATAGATATGAGTTACAGAGTCTCGTTTGACCCTTTTAGCTCGCACCATAGCAAAAAATTATATAATATGTATAAAAAAAAAAGCAGGGATGTTAATGTGTTAGCAGCAAAGCAGCGTTAGTAGCAAAAGCTATTATTAGTTAGAGGCTATCAAACTGTCCAAAAGTTCTTTCTACATTCTTAGGGTACTTAACCTTGTTGTCAAACATTCTCCTATGTTCATAGGAAGAAAAACTAAAAAGCATTCTGGCCCTGCCTATGCGTTCGCAGCCATCTGTAGACACCCATGACCATGTGGTACTAACAGCCTTGATTAAATCCTTGTACTTAGTTTTAGAGCGATTTCGAAAGCATTTTAGCGTATTGGGATCACCTTTCACCAAAATTACTGGGGGATCATGAGCCTCTGCCAATAACCTTCCAAGTCTTCCCTTATGTCGTCCACTAACTGTCTGAACTGACTTTCCCACGAGACTAGGAGAGATGCCACGGTCGTAGCTAAGCTCTCGTTCTCGCCGGGACCGGCTTCTTCTGTTGGGGGAGGACGAGGAGGAGGAAGACCGCCTGGATGACCTTCCACCTGCCCTTCTCCCAGGGGACTTTGTTCTGGACCTTGTTCTGGACTTTGCTCTGGTGGCTGGGGACTTTGCTCTGGAGGCTGACCTGGATCTTGTCCTTCTTCTCCGCCTGACGCTTCTTCTGCTGCAGCTGCTGCTGCTGCTGCTGCTGCTGCTGCTATGTCTCCTGGTGGGTTTTGAGGACGTTGATCGCGATCTGGTGTGTCGCCTCGTTTGGGTTCGGAGGGACCGAGATCTGGGTCGCTGTCTCTGCCACGTTTGCCTGGTGGATCTCTTTTTGGGGGTAGCTGTAGGACTAGAGTCTTTTCTTCCGTATCGCCGCCGCTTTTTGGGGCATTCGGTGTCGCCTGTGGTCGTGGGGGACGCTCTGGGAGATCTTTGGGACGCGGTGTCGGTGGTGGTAGGCCCGGTGCTTTTGTCAGATAATTGTCGTTCTTGCCCTTGTCCTGGTGATTCTGGTGGGGTGGAGCTAGTAACAGGGGCAAACACAGTGTCTTTATTAATAATGACTTCCCAGTGTCCAGTTGCACTAAATCTAGGTGCATCATCAGCAAACAGTACATAGTAATGTCTGAAATTGCCATGCATATAATATATTCCTGTGTGGTTAGCTCCACTTTCAGCTTTTTGCCAGTTATCATCTGCATCCAAATAATATACATATTTCCACATAGTATACAAGTTTGTATTACCAGGGTCTTTGTCATACATTACTTCCACATTCATAGGCCCTTTTTTAAATGTATTTTCTGGTGTATTTTTGTATGTCTCCAGGCTAGTTTCCACTAATGTCCATGGTTCATCCTTATATTTGGATTTATTAAGTGATTCTAATTGTAAGACCATCATAATGGCATTTTTAGCTTTGCTTTCAGAAACTGCTTGGGGAGGGACAGGTTGATATCCCAAACGCATAATTCCTTTTTGTCTGGCAACAAATAACAATACTGCTTCTTTTCGTAGAAGCTGCCAGTGATCAATTTGTGCCTCAAGAGTGCTTTTAGCAGCTTCATAAATGTTCATTAGCTGGTCTTGCAGAGCACTGAAACGCTCGTTGAGTGCCTCCATCCTCCTCCTCTTCTTGGTCACTGAGTTCTAATTGATTCCAAAGCCTTTCAAAGAAAGATTTCCAGCTTTGGTCAGTAAGTTCAAACTCTGGAGTATTATCAGATTTAAAGGGGAATTTATTAGGGAACTTAAAAGCTTGTACTCTACTATGTAAATATTTGTATTGCACCTCACTATGAATATCAATATTTGATGTTATCATCAAAGGGGGGAACTTAATTTGTAATGGTGCTTTATGCTTACAATCCAATGATACTGGATGTCCATCCAACCCATTTCTTAGATACTGATCCATGTATATCCAACATGGATCTGTGGCATCATCTAGCAATGCTATCTTACAATCTTTTAATGGCTGTAGCCAAAAATGGCTCTTTGCATTTACAAATGAAAGAACTTTTCCCTGCAAAACATGGATTAATGACATAGTAAATGCTGACTTCCCTGTGTTTGGAGGGCCATGTATTAAAATACAGTTGTGTTTTGGTACCGAATGTAGAAAGTCCTTTAATGCTGAAAGGAACATAATAAAATTTATTTCTTGATATCTTATAAATCTGACTATACTGGACCAATGCCCCTCTCCTTCTACTTCTTTAATTCTTGTATATATCCACTCCGAAATGCTCATATCTCTCATTTGTCCTCTTTTGTAGTATCTGACCATTTGTGCACATTCTCTAACAAATCGCGCCTGGCTATTGTGTGCAAGCCACGCTAATGCATTAACATCTTCTGGGGCTAACCTTGCATAGTGGTATGCTATATCTGCTTCATCAACATGATTATTATCAAACGCCCACTGCACCATTTTAGACAAATCAAAACTTGTAGCATCAGCAGTTTGATGCCCAATCATTGTTTGCTGAACTATCCAAGTTGGGTACTGTCCATGTGTAAATGCTCCTGATATATTACTTCCTTGATACCAAAATATGGCTGCTACAGTACTACGTATCTTAGGAGGCTCAGCCAATATTTGTTCTTCATGAACACACAACATAGAAGTCAGCAATTTCAGAACAGTACAACGATTTTTACCCGCCTTAAAAGACAATAGAAACAATGACATTGCACTAGATCTTAAAGCCCACACATAGTCACAATGCTGTTGCAATAACTGCTTTGCACTTTCAAATAGATCATCATTGACTCCATATACAGTTGCTACCCAATCCTTACAGCACGTTTTATGACTCTTAAATTGGCGTGTTAATTCATTAAATCCAACCTCATACGCCATTTTAAATTTTGCAAGCATAGTAGCTTTTATATTATTACAACGCAACAGTTCTTTAAAGTGATAGTTCCCTGTCTCCTGTCTGCTCTGTGCGGCAGAAGGAGATGTATTGTCAGTTGGTACCTCCAATTTTTCAGAAGTAATATCTTCAGCTTCATTTGTAAGAGTTAACTCAAGTCCGCTGTCCTGCTCTGTAAAAAGGCGTCTTTTACTTTTTTGCTGAGGAGATAATGAAATACACTCAAGTCGCGGACTGAGCTGTGCAACAGCTTGAGGACTTAAATACTTTCGTTTTAGTTTTTGTAATTGCTCCTCGCTGTCCTCACTCTCCTGCTGCTGAAATAGTTCCCGGGAATTCCCCTGCTCCAGGTCCCCATCATCAATTAAGTCTGATATATCTGAGTCTGTATTTTCATTAAATAACGTTTCCAAATCATTTTCAATATCACTACATTCGGCTTCCAAAATACACCAACTACTGCACCCTTCGATAGCATTATCAGTACCTTTATTGGTTGCCATGCTGCAAGCTGTGGCGACACGGTGGGCACAACAGATTTATTTCCTCCAGCAACAGAGTTTCCAGGGTCCGAATTCCAGAAATTGTTGCAAGCAGACAAAGGCGCAGTCTGGACCCACAGCAGCCGCAAGGTGCAACGACTTTGTAAGGTATTTTGACAGGGTCAGGCTCCTCCTCCGAAGATGTATCCTGCTCGGTTGGTAACTCCTCTTCATAGCAAAAGAGGTCAATGGCCTGAGGTTCTAACTCCAAGACAATATCTTGGAGAGTAACCTCATTTCCGACCATTATTTACAAAACTTACAAAGACCTTTCCAATTGTCTCTTACTTTATGGAAAGGTTGCTGTCTTCCACAGATGTCTAGCTTTTCTATGCTATCCAATAATCTTAAACAATGATGACACCTAACACAGATGTCAAAAATAGATTTCTGCTCTACAGCTTCTATATCTCTTCCAATTACAGATCCTTGATAAAATTGTTGAAATTCAAAAAATCCACTAGCTATACTACAACGCCTACAACAGCCAAACACCTTGTCGTCCTTCCATATTAATGTCAAAAGCTTATTATCAAAATCGCACAATTCAAAATAAGTAAGAAAATTAAAACAAAAGTTACAAGGCACCAATAGATCTACAACAGGTATGTCCAATAACCTGGCTAAATCAGCTATCGACATAGGATATGTCTCCATGTGTATGCCTGCCTCTCTAGTTGTCAAGTAATATATATATATATATATATATATAT